ATATAATCTAATCTAGATTTTTATTTCTAAATATTTTTTTTAATTTTTTGCGTTTTAAATGTATTTATGTTTTTTATTGAATTCCAGTTTTTAAGGTCTTCTTCTTCTTCTTTTTGTCTTGCTAATCTTTCTTCTGTTCGTCTTGTTATACTTTCTCTTCTCTTTTCTCGTCTATATTTCTTACCTTCTTCTATTGCTTCTTTTAATTTAATTTCTTTATCTTTAATCGCTTGTTCTTGTTCATTTTGTTTCTTTCTAATTAAAACATATAATTTACCTTTATTATTATATTGTTCAGTAATTTCTTTTTCATATTCTTGTTTTTTAATCAACATTTTATCAATTTCTCTTTCCATTTCAAAATATTTTAAACTTAATTGTTCTAAAGTTAAATCTTCCATTATATAATCTAAACTAGATTATTTTTATTATTATTTTTTAATTAATGCGTCAAGTGATGGACCGCGTCTTTCTCGTTGTTGTAGTGGTGCGGGTAATTCTACCGCTGGTGATTCTTCATTTCCTGATTCTAAATCAACCCGCCTATGAATACTTATACATCCACCAAAACATTTTACTTCATCACATTTACTTTTAAAAATATATTGTCCTAATGCTAATATACAGGCTATACCTGATGATACCACAAAAGATAAAAAAACTTCACTTAATCCCATTATATAATATATTAGAATAAAATTCTTACGCGATTTTAATATAATTATATCCATAAAATGACGCTAATATTGTTCCACCACCTGTTGTAATTACAAAATTCATTGCAATTGTATTAGTTGCAGTAGTGCATTTAACAATTCCAGAAAGTCTTTGAGATGATTGATGTGTTGTAGCAACACCACTAAAAACAAATTGCGGTATATTTGATGTAGCCCCTCCAGTTGTTGAAATTGAATATGTCATTACTTGTGAAGCCCCTATTGATGGCGTATATGAAACTGAATAATAATTAAACATATAAATACCAATCGGTAAATTTGTAACTGTTGCTGATGCTGGTGCTTGTGTTGTGCTAGTAACTGTTATCTGTGTAGCACTTGTATTACTTGCGAAATATCCTAATTGTGTAGTTGTTGGTGTTGTTGTTAATGTTGGTAATGTTATACCTAAAGGAAATTTACTTCCTGATGTCATTTCATATAATTTTCCACTGATTCTTTGAATTACTATTGAATCACCCATAGCAAGAAATATTGATGAAACACCAGAACCTGTGGTTCCATTATTTATACCATATTGAAATAATTGATAAGTTGTAAAATTTATTTGAATGGGTGTAGTAGTTGTAGTCCAATTTTTGAATGTAATTCTTTGATTATCTGGTATATCCGATGGAACTGTATATGCTTGTGTTGTGCCAACTTCACCATAAAATAGAACACTAAAATCTATATTTATGGTTGATGCTACTAAATTGTGAGGTAAAGAATTTATTTGAAATTCTACATATGATAATCTACCAGATAATACACCAACGCTTGTTGTTAATGCTTGAGCAGATGGGACAGTAAGACCACCATTAGCATTAATTAAACCAGTTGCTGAAATTGTTGATGTCCCAGTAATAGCACCACAACCAACCGCCCCAGAACCTAACACTAATTGTGTTCCAGTAATAACACCCGCCGAACTAATAGATGCATTATTTAATGTATTTCTAATTGTTCCCGCAATAAGAGCCCCACCTGTTGAACTAATATTACCTGACGACCTCATTGTTCCACTTAATACATCAAAATCACCACTTCCTAATGTTAAATTATTTACAATTGTAGGATTAGTTAATGGAGCGTATGTAGTAGAAGCGGTAGCCGTTGTTAAATAATTACTTAAACTTGTAATTAAAGCGTAAGTAGAAGAAGCGTTAGCAATAGTTAAATATGTAGCAGAAGCTGATGCAGTTGTTAAATATGAACCTAAACTTGCAATTGTAGCGTATAAAGATGATGCTGAAGCAGTTGTTAAATATGAACCTAAAGCCGTTTGAACATATTCAGTAGTTGATAATTTTAATGAATTATCTCCTGATGTTGGTGTAACTGATAATGGAGCATTTGAAAAGGTCCAAGTTCCTTGTCCGTATGTTTGTGTTTGTGTTGTTGCATTAACCGCACCATTACCAATATATATATTATTTTTTGAGGCACCATTATTACAAAAATTAATAGTTCCACTACCAGCGGTAGAACGAGGACCAGATGCAAAAAATAACGACCCTGTAGTTTGTGTATTAGCAATTGATATACTTCTTGTTGTTGGAACTTTAAATAATGATACTTCACCACCTGTAGCATTTAAACTATCAAATACATCACAATTCACCTTTGAAGATGCTTGAACATATCCACCTGTAGATGTTATATTTGAACTAGTTGATAATGAAACGCCAGAAATAGCACCTGCAGATGATGCAGAAAAATTATTACTAGTATTTTTAAATGATAAAGCCCCAATTTCACCACTAGCAGTAATAGATCCACAACTTGTAATATTTCCAGTTCCTAGAACTAATTCTGATCCTGTTATTTTTCCAGACCCATTTGTTTTAAAACTTTCATCATTATTTTTAAATATATTAGCTTCAATAGACCCTGAGTTAATTATAGATGCTGAATTTACTATTCCCGTAAATGTTGGTGATGCTTTAGGGGCATACGTAGAACTAGCGGTCGCAATAGTTAAATAAGTAGATAACGCATTAGCAATAGTTAAATAAGTAGTTGAAGCGGTAGCAATAGATAAATATGTTGTTAATGCATTAGCAATAGTTAAATAAGTAGATGATGCCGTTGCAGTTGTTAAATAATTTAATAATGCATTATAAATATACGCTGTTGTTGTTATTTGAGTATTATTACTTCCCGCTGTTGCTGTGATGGTTGTAGGTGTTATTGCAAAATTATTATTCCCTGTCCAGTTGTTATCACTTGTTAATAAAGTCGTTCCAGCGTTTAGACTAGTTTGTATAAATGAATAATACGCACTTTCAAAATATGTATTTAATTGAACATTAACTCCGCTAAATTTTATACAATATATTTCTATAATTATTCTATCAGTTAATGATATATTAATTGCTGTATCTATTGTAGCGTTCATATGATAGGCATCTGGGTTTCCTGTTGGTGTTGCATTTACATCTGGACTATTTCCACTAGTTATTATATCCGTAATTGTTCCCGCACTATATCTTTTAATTTTAAAATAATAATACAATACACCGCCCGCACCACTCACCGCACCATATAAAACCATACTCCATAAACCCGCTGGTATTACTGATAAATTTAATTCATCCGTAATAAATGTTGCGAGTAATTGGTTTGTTCCATCTGTTGTAATTACTAAATCTTGTTGTGTTGCACTTGATACCTGATTAGATAAATAATTATATGTAATTGAATTTACCACTAATGTTTCAGAATAGTTTAAATATAAATTATAACCACCGCTATATTGACCCACTAAACTATCGACATATCCCTTTGTGGCAAGGTCATCCCCTAAAATCGGGCTTGTTGAATGTGGTGGTGTATCAAAAGATACCTGTCCGTTTAAATTTATATTAGTAGTTGTTATATCTAGCGTATCTGTTGAACTTGTATATTCTATTTCTGAAATAGATGCATCTTTACCAAATATTAATTTAGTGGTTTCTAATCTACTAAATCCTGATGGGGCGGTCATATCTATTGCTACGGGGTCAAGAAACAAAGCATAATCATTAGTTGCATCTACTAAATCAATTGAACCAACCGCTGAATTACCATCATCTAAAACAGTTTGTAAATCAACCGCAACATCTATATTATTAATTTGGTTTTGTAAATTATTAATCTTTTGATTTAATTGATAATTTGAATAACTCATATATACTAAATCTAATATTTTATTTATAATAAAATTTTATTATAAATATAATCTAAGATAGATTATATATGAGTGTTATAGAAGATAAATTAACAGGACGAGGACTAAGTGAAAATTCATTAAAACTTTATGAAGCAAATCTTAAAAGATTAAATAACAATGAACCAATAAAGAATTTAAATTTCTTAAAAGATACGGAAAGTATCATTAAACAAATTAAAGATAAAAAGGATACAACGGCTAGAAGTTATATTATAGCCATTTGTTCAATTCTTAAGAATGACCCAAAGATGAAAAAACAATATGATATATATTATAATTTATTAATTGAATATAATGATAAACTGAAAACAAATAATACTAAATCAGAAAAACAAGAAAATGAATGGATATCACAAGAAGAAGTAAAACAAAAATATGAAGAATTAGAAGAAGAGATTAAACCACTTTTTAAAAAGAAGAATATTACCGCTGATGAATATTCTAAATTATTATCATATGTTGTATTATCATTATATGTATTACAACCACCACGAAGAAACCTTGATTATTTGAAAATGTTAGCAGTTTCAAAGTATAAAGGAACGGAAAATAAAGATTTTAATTATTTTGATATTTCTAAAAAGAAGATGATATTTAATAATTATAAAACTAAAGGAACTTACCAATCACAAGAAATAGATGTTAATGATAAATTATTTATTATATTATGTGCTTGGATTAAGAAATTTAAAATAAGATATTATATATTACAACGATTAGATGGTTCAGAATTAGATAAAAACGGGATTACAAAAATATTATATAAAATATTTGATAAAAAAGTTGGTTCTAGTATGTTGCGAAATATTTATTTAACTGATAAATATAGTAATTTAAATGAAGAAAAGAAAAAGGATTCTTTAATGATGGGAACATCTACGGGAACTATAGATAACCAATATACAAAAAATGATTAAATTTTTGTCGCCTAAGTCCCTTAAAAGACAAATAATAAGGAAACTTACCCGACAAATATTTATTTAATAGGTATCCAATGACATACTAATATATCAGGTGGCATTTCTCTTTTTTCACATTCTCTTTTTACTAATTTTTCATAATCATCTAAATTATATCCAGCCTTACCACATAATATACGGGCTATACAATGACGCCCACAGGTGCATACATCAGGATTTTCATTTTGTAATTTCAATGTTGAAAATATAGGGTTTTTACTACTTTTCATGATTCTTGTTAAATAATCATCAGGTTGATTTAATATTTTATTAATAAATTTAGGTATATATTTTAATTCTCCTTTGTGCGTTTTACCATAACTATCAAAAAATTCAAGTGTATCACCTTTACGGATTAAACAAACCCAATGACCAACTCTAGGTTCTGATTCTAATAATAAAATACGGTAATCATCCTTATCTGGTATTAACTCATCAATATTATTATAATTTTCTAATTCACTATATTTCATTATTTTATCTTTGGCATCTAATCCAAAATTACGGATAAAATCATCTTCTGAAACCATCTTCTTCAATTCTATTTTATATCTATTTAATACTTTATCTTTTTCTGACATATATATTATAGTAAATAAAAAAAAGTCTAGTTTTTTTAAAATTCGTTTTAGATTATTTTTATTTCTATTGTATATTAATAATGGGATTTTATCCAGCCGATAACAAAAGAGGAAGAATTGAACAAGTCAATTTATTACCAGTAATACAAAAAATATTTAATAGAGATATTAAAATAATTGAAAACGATTTAGCAATATTTGATTATGAATGTGATAAATACTTTTATGAATTGAAAACACGAACAAATACAAAAGATAAATATCCTACTACATTAATAGGTAGAAATAAAACAGAAAGCGAAAAGAAGATTATATTTTTATTTAAATTTACTGATTGTTTATGTTATATAAAATATAAGAAAGAATTATTTGATACTTTTGAAGTTAAAAAATTTAATAGAAATGCCAAAGCATCAAATAAAAGTGATTATATTTATATTCCAGTAGAACATTTAAAAGTATTAGAAATTTATTCAGAAATAAAAACTATTTAATAATATATAATAATGTCAAATTATGCTTTACTTAATTCACCAAATCCACCATATGATTATACAATTGAAAATGCTTATTTTAGTGCTCTAAATATTGGACCAGCAATTACTGCAGATACAACAGGTGCATTGAATGCTATAAATATAATACAAAATGCGGATGGCTCACCACAAACTCTTACATTACCTATAGGAACTTATGATATACAAATGATAGCAACAATTGCTACAAGTATTAATAATACAATAATAAATTATGCATCATTAGGATTAATTAATAATATAACGGGAAAATTAATAACAGTATCTAATGCTAATACATTTATTTCTAGTCCAACTGCTGTTAATTATTGCTGTTATTTTAATAATACACAACGGATTGTTTTAACATCTGAAACAACGCTTAGATTAGTATTATTTTATGCAAATGCAACCTTTAATGCTTATATATCAGGTAATACTAATTATTCTGGATTTAATCAAAATGCGAGACTTATAGTTAATCAAACATTTTAAAAATTAATTTAATTAAATTCTAATCATAATTATATATAAAAATGTCTAATTATGCTTTACTTAATTCACCAAATCCACCATATTTATACAAAATTGAAAATGCATACACTAATGTATTTAATCCTGATATTGGACCAGAAGTTCCAACAGATATAACTGGTGATTTAATTGATATAGAAATAATACAAAATGCGGATGGCTCACCTCAAACTCTCACATTACCAGCGGGAACTTATAATATACAAATGATAGCAACAATTGGAACAGCAGAAGCCAATTCTGAATTATTCAATGCAATATTAGCATTAGTTGATAATGCAACAGGTGATATTATAACTATAACTAATTCAAACATATTATTTGGTGGTAATGTCCCAACTAATTCATTTGCTTTTTTTAATGAAACACAAAGAGTTGTTCTAACATCTCAAACAGTAGTAAGACTTGTTCTAAAATATGGAAATGCTGACCACGATTTCTATATGGTTGCAACTACTGATTATGATGGATATAATCAAAATTCAAGACTATTAGTTAATAAAACCTTTTAAAATTTAATTATATAAAAATTCTAATTATAGTTATATATAAAATGTCTATTTCAAGTTATATTAATTCACCTGACTATGTTTATTCTGTTTCAATCACGAATTCATATAATCCCGCTGGTAGTAATGCTCAACCCCTTGTTGTTAATGATGGAACTTCTGATGGTAAAGTTGAAGTTATCACAACCGCAACCGCTACTGATTTAAAAACAATAACTCTCCCTGCTGGTTCATATAATATTAGAATGAAATGTGCAATTGCTCCTACTGTAGTTAATACAACACTTGCATACGCTCAATTATTTTTATTGAGTGGTTCTACTGCTGGAACTGGTCCTGCTCTTGCTTGTTCTTCATCTAAATCATTTACTAATGCAACACCAGTTGATGACTCGGGTGCATATGTAGGAACTCAAATAATTGGCATTATTCAAGAATGGGTTATTGATGAAACTGTCCCCCTTGTTCTAACTACTGCTACAACTATGCATTTAAGCCTTTCTTATAATGGTCTTAATAATGCTTGTAATATGTATATTGGAGGTTCTCCTACTTATAATTTATCACAGACTGCATCTTTAACCGCTACTAAAAGCCTATAAATTAAATATATTTAGATTATATTAATAAAATATAATCTAAATCTACATTATTCATTATAAATAATCTAAAAATAATCTAAAATAGATAATCACTGATGATAATTTATAAATTATCACTTAATATAATGTAAATATAATCTAAATTTAGATTATTATATATAATTAATCCAGAATTAGATTATCATATATATAAAATATTATATAAATTACTTTAAAAATAATATTATTAAATTTATCTATTATAATTATATATGACTACAGCACAAAAGCGATATTTACCCGATAAGGTTTATTATGATATGGTTATTAGTAATTTAAATAATACTAATTCTAAGCCTCCTTATGCTTATTATAATGAAAATAGAAGTTCTCCAATTGTTTATGATCCTTATAAATATGATTTAATAATTGCAAGATGGCAATTAGATACCAATTATTTACCTATATTTATACCACTAATTCAAACAGGTAGCACTGATCCAAACTTAACAATATATAGTATTACTTTAGAATATAATGGCTTAACTGGTGCTCCTGCTTATGTTAATTTTTCACCTCAAAACTTAGTCGCATCTGTTCCACTTGCTCCCGCTTATACATCTACACAATTACAAGATAATAGTCAAGGTTATTATGATATATACACTTATCAATATTGGATCTACTTAGTTAATTTATGTTTTGAACAAGCATATCAAAATTTAGATGATGTATCAACTATTCCAAGTGCGTATGCTCCTGTTATGACTTGGGATAGTCAAAATAATATCGCAATTATTAACGCGGATATTGCAGGTTATGGTTCAACAGGTGTTAAGATATATTTTAATCAGGCATTATCACAATTATTTAGTTCATTCCCTTTTACTATTAATTCTTTTAGTGATGCATACAATCGTAATTTTCAATTACAAATAAATACATTCAGTGTAGCAAATCAAGCGGATTATCCATCTTTTGGAACTCCCTTATTTACTGGTTTTCAAGTATTTCAAGAATATTCAACTATTAGTGCGTGGAATCCTGTATTATCTATTGTTTTAGTTTCTAATACTTTACCTATTGTTCCAAATAATGAAGGCGTGCCGTCAATAATTATTAATGGTGTATATCAACAACAAAGTGGTAATAATAATGTTCAATCACAAGTAATTACTGATTTCGTGGCTGATGGAATTTATAAACCTATTATAACATATATACCAAGTGCTGAATATAGACGCATTACATTAGTCGGTGATAAACCAA